CGCAGTCGGGCCAAGTTAATTAAACCAAGAATAGGATCACTGCTGGCTACCATGCTAGGCACGTCATCATCTATCGACGTGTTTTTCTGCCCGCCCAGTTCAACACCGATGGTGCGACTAAGTTCGCGGTAATTTTCTTCCTGCATCACCTGCTCTGGACGGATGTCCGACATGGTTAAGGCCAAGCTGTGTAGCGTCCGGAAGAATATTAAGTCTTTCTTCGGGTCAAGGTTAAACCTTTCGGCGGCTCGTTCTTTGGCTTCGTTAGCGGCCTTTCGGGTAAATGCTAGGAAGGCTATTCGTTCCGGCGGGGTGCCCTCTTCGAGCGCCTTGTCTACCATATTAAGTAACGTCGTTGTTTTACCTGTTCCCGGAGGTCCGAATATTCTAAACATCTGAAATCCTTTCGGCTGCTGCCATGAGTATGTCGGCCAAACCTACTGCCGAAATTTTACGGTCTTCCGTCTCCATATCAGCTTCACGTGCAATACATTCCAATAATTCAGCAAGATGCTTATTATTCAAATCTTGTGGGACCAACCCAAACCACGGTTTATTTTCAAAGTTGTGCATCTTTCTTCTTCTCCCTACTGTATATCTGTTGCACCCGTTGCTTTGATATTCCCCAAAACTTAGCTACTGCGGTCATGGTCATACGTTGTCTATCAACCATGTCCACGATATCTTCATCACGCTTTTGTCTCCAATACTTTGTTAAAAGTCTTGTCAAAACGGAGCCTCCCCCTGAGCGAACGAAGGTGCTTTCAAATCCACGTCCGTACTATCAAAAGCGGGTATCTTCCAGACACGCACAGCACGTCCCTTGATCTTCAATACCATGCTATCGCCGTTAATGTCTCTCAGGCGCTGCGCAATGCGGTGCGACTTGTACTCAAAGAATTTGTTCTTTTTCAAATAGCTCTCAAAGTCTTTCAAACGAAAGTACGTAACCGCTTCCTCTTCATCTGTCCATGGGCGGCGTAACAGTATCTCTTCCTTGTCTTGCGCCTGCTGTAAATGGCTGCAAAATTCTTCGAGGTAATCGTAGAACTGACCGCTAATACTGGCGTCTACAGAAACTTCCATGATCGCGCTTTCGTTGTCGCGCATCTCCGTCATCAATGTACTGATACGGCTTTCCCATTGCTGCTTGGCCACGGACCGCGGCATGAAGTTAAGTTGCTCCATGCAGTATTTTTGAAACAAGGGTTGGCTCATCAGAGCCTCCGTGTCTAACTCCAGTGGTTCGCCGTTAACGTCCATAAACCAGACGGGTGGGGTACTATTGTATTTACGGAGATTAGCGATTGTAGCGCCTGCTACGGCGGCTCCTATGCCGAATTTACGGGTGCGGCACAATTCTTTGTTGCAATGCGCGTTAATCGGCGCATCGGAACACTTGTAAGCGTATTCTTTTCGGTCTAACTGCTTCGCAACGATGTTGACCTCGGGTAGTGGCAAGGGCGGCGACAGGTACTCCATGTTGTAACGTAGGATTTCTGACTCGTAGCTGTCCGGGTATGCCTTGCGCAGGTACACGCCTATGTTAAATAGACCGTTGTTTCGGCCCCCTTCACTGATGCGCTGCTTGCAAAGTATTTGTAGACAGGGTGGACCGTCCTTCATTAAATCAGTCTCACCCGTGTCCATCACTTGCAGCTTGACGACCTCTTCCGGTGTTTGCGCGTACTGCTTGTGTAACGCAATAAACTCATTAAGTTCAGCAGACGTGCCATCGTCAAGGATTGCGTATCGTAAGCCGTTCTCGTGATCGTAGTAAGGGAGGTTGAGAAAGTTTCCTACGTCACCCCGGTCTAGGTGCAACTTAATCTGTTTGGGAAATATCTCACTTTCGCCGTAACCGAGGGCCGAGGACATGTGCTGAAGGGATTTCTGCATGTCCTTTGCAGCAACCCACTCGGTTGAGAATAGAAAGCAATGCGCACCACCCGACTTCGAGCGACACACTACTAAAGGTAACTTGAGCTTCCTTATCTTATCGACAAGCATCTTGTGGTCGAGTGGATACTGGTCCACGTCGATACAACCCCACTTGCACATGTTGTCTTCGTTGATTGGTATGATACCCAATCCGCTGCCCTTGCCGGACAAATGATTTTCCCAAAGTTTTTTTGTTTGAGGTTCGCGCAAAACGCCTGCCTTACCCTTGGCTTTACCGTTTGCGCCGGTATTTTCTATTTTGAAATAACCGTGTGCTTCCTTTAGGCCATCGAATATGGCCATAAATTTATCTACTGACATTGATATACCCCATACGAATAAAAACGGCAGGGCTTTTTACACCCTGCCGTGTGGCTTTTAAAACGGTATATCGTCTTTCAAGTCGTCATCGTCATCCGTATGTTTCACCACCACATCGCCTGCCGCAATACTCTCTGCGAAACCTTTTGCGCGGGCATACAAAGCACCGTCCTCAATGACCCCTTCACAGGACATCTCCCATCCGTGCCACGATCCTTTGGCGTTTTCCTCAGAGATCGTTTTCAAATGATAAATGTGGCTAAATCTAGGCGGCGTGAACGGCCCGTTTTTACCCGGCATTGAACGAGACGCCATCATGCTATTCCACTTTCTGCTTTTTTTAAGCTGCGTAGACTTCATGGCGATAAGCGCGGTCTCGTAGGAGTTTTCCCCGTCTAGCAGTATTACATAATGCTGATGAGTTTCTTCAATGTAATCCCCTTCACCTCCAACAACGTATTCTTTGTTGTCTTCGGACGAACGTTCTGTCTTGGGGCGTTCTTGTCCCGGCTCGTAAATAGCCACAGGCGCGTTGCTTCCGCTGCCACGCGGAGTCCACTGAATAAACCGACGCTGATAAGCACAAGGCACGACTCGAACACCCTCTTTTCCCTTGTGCAGAATACCTGTAACGGTGTTGTATATAGCCCCCTTACGTGCATCCTCGTTTTCGTCCAATACCGGATCATTGCCCGACAATACTTTAAGGAAGGGAAGAGCTAAATCTTCTGCTCCCATGTTTTCCATACCGGCACCGGCATCCTGCTCCATCATAGCCGGATTAAATACCGCTATTTCTTTTGAGCCTTCTTCGGCTACATTTTTACTAGGCATTACTTTTTACTCCGTTTAATTACTGCGCGTTGACCCACCCATGCTCCGAACAGCTCCATTGGGAATTCTTCTCCCGCTTCGCATCGTTCTTTGACGAACGCTCGTAGTGTCTGGGGGTGTACTTCTGTTTTTTGTTCAGGGATAAAACCCTGCGTTTGTGCGAAAGCAGCGAACGCTCCCGCTTGATCATCCTCTCCACGACCAAACTGACACAAGACCGTGTTTTTAATGATGTCATCGTGCCCGTGATCGCGTAACCAATCGTAAGCCTCTGGACGTTTACTGACGAGGATGGACGCACCGTATGTCTGCTTGACTTCAACAGTCGAACCGTCATCAAGTGCAAAAGACGCCATACCTATCTCTGCGAGCATAGAAGGCATCTCTTCATCCGTGAGTTTTAGCAAAGCTTTTTTTTCTTCCTTGAGCGTCTGCTCAAGATCAGATATGTTAGCTTCTTTGTCACGGATTGTTCTTGCCAACGCAGCTACCGAAGTAAGCCCCTGTTGGTCAATTTTATCGACAGATGAAGCAATCGTTTCTTCAAAGTCTTGCTCCATCAATTTTGCTAGATCGTTATCACTCAACGTGTTTCTCCTTTCGTGGTTAAAGGCACCTCTCTGGGCCTTGACAATTACAGATATTATCTTATACTAAACCAAAGTCAAGCGTTTAAAAAAAATAGGTTAAATAATGCAAGATTATGAGTACAAGACTCAACCCTACGACCACCAACGAACGAGCTTCGAAGAGTCGTGGGACGCGAAGTTCTATGCGCTATTGATGGAAATGGGCACTGGTAAATCTAAAGTAGCTATCGACACGATGGGGGCGTTGTACGAAGCGGACAAAATAAAAGCCGCGCTAATCATTGCGCCAAAGGGTGTGTATGACAACTGGGTAAAGGGGGAGGTCCCGATACATTTGCCAGAGCGTATTCCACGACACATTATGCGTTGGATTCCGGCAAAGACACAGCGTTTTGAATCAGAATTAAAAGATTTTATTGTGGATCGTGAGGCTAAACTTAAAGTCTTTGTAATGAACATAGAAGCGTTTTCTTCGGCACGAGGCACCGATGCGGCTACCGCATTTTTGTACCAAAATCCGGATAACATGGTCATTGTTGATGAATCGACTACTATCAAAAACAGGAAAGCTGCGCGTACAAGGAACATCATAAGTTTACAATCTCGGGCTAAGTACCGTCGTATACTTACGGGTTCTCCAATCACAAAAAGCCCCATGGATTTATTTAGCCAATGTAACTTCCTTGCCGAAAAAGCACTGGGGTTCAACAGCTATTATGCTTTCCAAGCTCGGTACGCCAATGTGCAGAAGCGCAACATGGGTCATCGCAGTTTTCAACAGATTGTGGGATACCGACGTTTAGAGGAATTATCTGAAAAGTTAGATCGGTTTAGCAGCAGAGTTTTAAAAGTCGATTGTCTTGATCTGCCCGCCAAGGTGTACATTAGGAGAGACGTTTCCCTCACCCCCGAACAAGTGAAACTTTACGTGCAGATGAAGAAACTTGCGCTCGCTAAGTTAGAAAGCGGGGAGTTAGCCACGACAGCTAGTGTGTTGACGCAGATCATGAGATTACAACAAATTTGCTGCGGACATTTGCAGCCAGACGAAGGTGAAATACAGACGGTCAAAAGTAACCGTTTGAATGAATTACTGGATATTACAGAAGAGCTTCAGGGTAAGGCAATCATTTGGGCGACGTATACACACGACATCCAACAGGTAGCCGATGCTCTGCGCGACCGGTTCGGGCCCGAATCGGTCGCAACCTATTACGGTGCTACACCTCAAGATGAGCGCCAACAAATCGTGGAGGATTTTCAAGACCCCGACAATCCTCTGCGGTTCTTCGTAGGACAGCCCAAAACAGGTGGTTACGGTATTACGTTAACTGCGGCTAATACGGTCATTTATTACAGCAACAGCTATGACTTAGAGATTAGGTTACAGTCGGAAGATCGTGCGCACCGTATCGGTCAGTCCAACAAGGTCACGTATATTGACCTAGTGTCTCCGGGTACAATTGACGAAAAAATACTGGGTGCGTTGCGTAGTAAGATAGATATTGCCGGGCAGGTGTTGGGAGAGGACGTACAAGACTGGTTGCGTTAAAAGTTGTCTTTTTTGCCTGCTTTAATAATTTCTAAAAATTTACGAGCCTCTTCCGGTTCCATGGGTTTCATTTCTTTATGTAAGAAAACATCGTATTCCCGTAATTCTGGATGAGTCGGTGCAGTGGGTCATTTTACGCCAGAAGTTTTAGCTTTTTCAGCAGCTTCGGAAACCTCTAATATTTTTCCGTCCCACACAGTAGGTATTAGGGTAGGAACACCGTCAACATCGACTTGAGCGGTATAAACTGTAGAAACAGAACCGTCTTCGTTTTTTACAGCTTTGTTTTCTGCTAAATTTTTGTAATGATGTTCCAAAATAGGGTCCATCTTCAGTCCTTCTTATTCCATAAT